TGGGGAGAGCCCCCATCACACTATATCTCCGCAAGGAAGGTATTTCATGCGTACCAGGTCACGGCTTCTCACTACACCGACGGATTCATGGGGTGTTGATTGTCTCGAATCGTTCGAAGACGATAACACCCGACCGATGAGTCGAGAGTGGAAGCGGTGCTCACACCATATCTCTAAAGTCATAGCAGCGGAACACGGATTTTGGCGCTTTGCACTCAACGGATCTTCCGTTGGTGCAGTAGAGGTCAAAGCCTTTGAACCGCTGTCGACTCATACTTCCTTCCTTTTCGGCTTTTACCGAGAGGACCTTGAAGATTATGAGCTCACTCTTCCCAGAATCGATCTCCGTGCGCTGGCATTTGAACGCTCGCGCTCGTCAACGAATCTTGCGGAAGTTGTTGCGACTTTTAAAGACACCCTTGGACTTTTCTCACGGCCCTTTGCATTTTGCAAACACCTAAAGAAAGTCCGGGCTGTTGATAAGGCAGGTACGATGAAGAACGCTAAAGACGCAATCAATCGTGCAGCTGATACATGGCTACAGGGAACGTACGGTTATTTGCCGTTCATGCAAGATCTTGGAGAACTCAGCGAAATCGCTCGCAATCCTCTTCAAGCCGTAAGGCTTGCGAAGGAAGCTGCGCTCGAACGCCAGGCCATCCATCAATCTAACACTGTGACGGTCAAATCCAAACGTCCCGAAGACATGCATTGGAATCACGGATACATTCGTTCAACGAATGTGATTACGGCCAAGCGTAAGGTCACAATCCACTGGCGGGAGGTTCCCGCCTTTAGTGCAATGTCGGCAGCGAATCAAATCGCTACTTACATGGGACTCAACGACGCTGGGAGACTAGCGTGGGAATTGGTTCCCTACTCGTTCGTCGTCGACTGGTTTACCAATCTTGGTAAAGAGATGGCAGCCACAGATGCCCTTAACGGGCATATGATGGTCGCATCTGGCGCCGTCCTTGTTGGCACTAAGAACACTCGCATTAGCTTCGAAACAGGTTACATGGGAGGCGAAATCGTCTCCGGTGACCCTTGGAGCTTTCTATCTGTAGTTCACAACAGTCGAACTACAAAGACAGAAGACTACAGCCGCGACATCGTTATCGGTGACGCGATTGATGGCCTATGCGATGCTAAAGGATTAACGACCTACAGAACCGCAACGGGGTTAGCTCTGCTAATTGGCAGTGCGACAAACTTCGCTCGCTTCTTAAAAGGAAAATACAAATGAGCATCAAAGACTCCACCGGAACCGCACGCAACTTCTCACTCGTCTCTATGACCGGTCTGACGACCGTCCATGCGGGACTGGACACCACCTCGAAGACCGAAATCATCGACAAGCAGACGCGGACTACGAAGGTCGGGGGTTACAACTCCCACCTTCGCAGCACCCGCGTCGACTACCTCGACGAAGACGGCTCTCCGAAGCATGTCCGTGTGAACACAACGATCGAGTTCCCTCAAGAAACGGCCGCGGCGACTGCGTTTATGCGTGACGCGCTGCTCCTCAACCATCGCGGGCTCATTGCCACCGATGACGGGACTGGCGTGCCTGCATCTGCGGAGTCGTACCTCGATTCCATTTCGAGGGGGATTCCTCCGTCGGTCTAATAACCGACGACATTGTGCTTGAGATACCACTAGCATCTAGATAGATGCGCTCGCCGACAGAGTCGGGAAGGACACCTTCATGAACACCAGTGATATATTCGAGCTCTTGCGTGCTCTTAGTGACGACCTCGACGTTCCGTGCCCCGCTAACATGGCGGAGTACTGGGCGAACAGGGAAATCTTCATTAAGAGTGGCTTGGGGGGCCAAATGCCCATATCCTTTTCTGAAGCAAAGAGGATGTTGTACTTCCACGAGTTCGCATACAAGGTATGCGGACTTGAGGACGTCACCCCGGCGTCATCTGTGCCTTCATTCCTGAAGACGCAGCAACTGATTCGTGATGGGACTTGCTTCCACGCTTCCTCAAGAGACATCGGACAGCTTCGTATCATCCTTAACAGGATGATCCGGCCGTCTGCATGGCGAATTAAGGATGTAGTCGAAGGGTTTCGTCACGGACCTGGTGCTACTCACGATGGACTAAGGTCCGTCGATAAGTGGCTAAGTTGCGTTCCAGACGAGTTGGGGGATCTTTGTGATCCTCTCGGTCGTTTGCCGCGTGCCCCTTTCTGCTCGTGGAGTAGGTACTATGACGTACCAAAAACCGCGAATAAAAAGAGAGGCATCTGTGCAGAATACACCGTTAACCAGTTCGTCCAACAGGGAGTTGGACGCTTCATCGCTCGTGAGATCAAAATGTTTTCCGACGTCAGAAAGCAGCAAAGGAACATCAACGCGGCTCGGAATCCTGAATCCCAAACTCTTGACCTTAGCTCTGCAAGTGATTCAATTTCTGTTGAACTACTACAAGAACTATGGCCGGAAGCGGTAACAGGAAACCCGAAAACGTGTTGGCAGTCCCTCGCTTGGCTTTCGCGATCAGACACTGTTCTGGTCCCGGTAACACGTGATGATATGCAAGTGCACAAACTTTACACATTCGCCTCAATGGGGAATGGGTTCTGCTTTCCGCTTTTGACAGCGGTGTGCACTGCTATCGTCATCCTTGCGATCTCTCGTCAATTCGATATCAGCATTGACTGGTCCACCACACGTGGTGAACTACTGCGACGCCTAGAATTAGGCGGAGCATCAGTCTACGGTGATGACATCGTCGTTTCAAACGACGTCGCCACCCGTACTCGCTTCTTTCTGGAAGTTTTTGGATTCACCCTTAACACGGCTAAAAGCTCGCAACCGCGATCTGATATTCGTGAGACGTGTGGATCCTTCTTCATCCAGGACCGCGAGATCGATGATATCCTCAGGATCAGAGATGTAACTGGCCTTGTAGGCCTGGCACATCTATGTGATGTCCAAAGGCGTGCCCATGAGAAATCATGGTTTGCCTTGAGCGAGTGCCTCATTAGGCTCATCTCGCATCACCCTTCATATGGTGATGTCGTTATGATCCCTGCAGCACTGGCGCGCAACCTTGACTTGTCTTCATGTCTCGTCGTTACTGATCCGCACTGCAAAGCGCGAATCAAAAGCGTCCGAGATAAGAAGCTCCAAGTCGAAAAGTGGCGTGTCGCTTCGTTATCCTTTCCTGAGCGGAAAGTTAACTTAGCTGGACCTTCGGCGTGGGCGGCATCCTTGTGGGATACTAACCTCGCGTCGATACCTGAGACCGAAATCTCCGGGCAAACCCCGGTAGTTCGGCGAAAGTACGTACGTGCCGGCTCTCGGCTCTAGTTAAATCTAGACGTACACGC